ACATTTTTGGACATTTCTTTAACAGATTGACCAGTGGAACCTTTCACATCAGCATCATTGCTTTCTTTACTGACCTGCCCATTAAGAATCTTATAAATCTTAACCTTATTCTCAGTCGTGACATTGTCGGGATTATTCATCCAGCCGTAATAGCCTTCGATTTCCGTATCTGTCATTCCAAGAGATTTTAGTTGGTCAACTTCGGCTTGAAGGTTTGCTTGCTGAGCGTCTTGATGTCTAACATCATCGACATACTGCATTGCTTTGCGAGCGCCTTGTTCAATAAGCCATTCGTCGTAACTAGTTCTCCATTTTTGAGACGAGGTTCCATTAACTGCTTCATCTAAAATATCGTAATCTTCAGGTTTGTCCGGTGAAGCATCGCTAGATTCAGCAACTTTAGTGACTTCTTCCTGAATTACATTAACCACATTTGGGTTTTCCTTCAGAAATTTATCAAGCTTACTCAATCTATCATATTCTCCACTCTGAGATTTAAGCTCCTGCTCCGCCTTATCCTTCATGCTTTGCATGTTTTTATAGGAATCGGCGAGGCTTTGCCTACCATCTTCATCATTACGAAATTTATTATCAATGAGCCAATCAACTGGTGATTCATCGGTTCTTTTTGGATTATCTTTGACTTCAGACGATTCTTCAGGCTGAGATTTAACCTCGGGTTCAGCACCTTTAGTTTCCACCTCATCTGAGCCAGACTCTTTAACGGGATTATTGAAATCTTCCAATGCCTCCATTACATCATTCTGGTTATCAGAACCTGATTCTTCTGTCTTCTGTACCTTTTTTTCATCACTCATTCTATGCTCCTGACTTTATAAGTTACCCATCTAAGCTGATGGGGCTTCGGTTTCCGAGTTTATAGCCTGTTTTGATAAGTAGCTTAAATCTTCGGCTGTTTGCCGAGTAAGCTCTCTTTGTTTTTCCTGTTCCGCCTTTGCGGTTGATTGCAGATTGCTTACAGCCTTCTGTACAGGTTTTGTAGCCTCTGCAATTTCAGCCCGCATTCGGGTATGAAACAGTTCCCTTTCCCTTGTCTGTAGGTCTCCAGAAAGGGTCTCTACCTGCTCCTGTAACTGTTGTACTTGACCAGATAATTGAGAAATCTCACCCATACGCTTAATTAGTGCCGCTTTATCAACATTAGACTGCATATTCATGATAACTTGAACCTTATCATAAATACCAACCTGCATAAGTCCTATATCTCTAGCCAAATCTGCGCTAGGAGTTTTAGCTCTAGTGCTTCCGACGACTACACGAACATCTACATGGGCAGATGTTACATCATATAGCATCTCAACGGCTTGGGTATAGTCATTAATACCGGGAGTGTTGATTGTAACTTCCTTTTCAGTCCCTAGGGGATTTAAAATTCTTAATACTCTTGCCTTATTATAAACATAAGGCGTATATAATGCCGCGCATCTTCCTGCTTCTGTAAGCATATCATAAATTGGGAGTATTTTCCAATTCTGTTTACGAGCCGCGGCTTCGTCTATGATTTGAGCTTCACCAACAGTTCCTACGGCTCCTTGCGGATTACCCTGTTGAAATTTATAAGCTCCAAAAATTGTTTCAATATCCACCTCATATCTTTGCTTTTCACTATAAAGCTGTGCGCTAATAGCGGGTGGAGCAAATTCTTTTATCTTTTGTTCTCTCAATGCGCCGGGATTAGCACGAATAATTGCATTAGGCACATACCACTTCTCTATTTCTTCATTATCTATTGCTCCATCTTCATAAAGCAACTTAAAACTTGCAGTGCTAGTTGCGTGGCTGATTAAAAGAGCTTCAACCCTATTAAGCATTCTCTGCGGAGTTTTTGCGTGTCTTACGTCTCCAGCGGGATAAGGAGTACCATTATGTTCGTTGCATGCAGGAATAATTGGGTATCTATCCATCGGCAACACTTCGTCATATACTAAATGGTCGCCAATAACAAATGTTTCCCTTATTTGGGTTTCATAAACCAACTCTTCAGAAATCTGCCCACCATTTAAGTATTCGTTATATCTATCTTCTTTTTGTGCCGTTTTATAATCGTCTTTATCAAAAATCTTATATAACCCAGTCATATTATCAGTAACCATAACCTTTGGCACACCAACTTTAGACCACCTGACGAATTTTCTTACAGACGGCTTTCCGTCAAATGGACTAATATCAGCCCTTAAACTTTTTGTATCTCGGTTATATTTGCCAGTATTTTGGAAATTTGTTTCAGAGTCCTCTCTTGCATCTTCAATAATATCAGCATATTGGGGGAAGTTGATTTTCAGAGACTCTTTGGTATGCAAATCAGAAAGCATAATACTCCCTGCGTCTGAAAAGTGTGAGTCAGTAGAATTGGGGTCAACAAATACAGATTCGGGAGCAACTCTTTTAATCCGAATTCCCCCAGCCCCCTGTTCGGCCTGCCAATCCGGGTACACATACATATACCCAACACCTTTTACGATGTAGTCCCTGCAAATGTTCCGAAAATGTCTATTCCCGTGAGAATCAAACCATATCTTATCTAGAAGGGCGTTATAAATATTGGCTATATCATTATCCGTCTGCCCAGTCGCTATCACGTCCCACTCTGGAGAAGAGCTAGCAACATTAGCTAAAACCTGCTCAACTGCCGGTCTAATCTTATTATTTGCCTCGGGCGGTTGCCCAATACTTAATAGATAGTCCTTTTGACCACTTGTAAGTTGCATACCGAGAAAAAATTCATCATCCTCAGCCATTTGATATTTGTAATCAGCAGCAGACGACGAATAATTAGTATATTCGTCTCGTACATCACTAGCTTTTAGCTCTTCGAGGTCTAATTTCTTAATTCTTATCATAATATGGTATGGATATTAAAAATATATTTTGGTATTAACCTACGCATAAATTAACATTCCTGTTTCCCAGTCCATTCCAGACAATTTTGATTTATATTGCGTTATATTCCCCTCGTCATCATACTGAACTCGCGGTACAAACACATCATCAAGCGACCATCTCAATGCGTCAAGTGTATCCTTTTTAAATGTACCGTGTTCCTTAAAGTTCAACAATTCGCTCTCAAGTTCCCATTGGTCTTCTTTCAAAAACATTGCCTTAGAAGCAAAGTAAGGTTGCATCTGCTTAATCCTATAATATTTAGACTTAATAGCTTTCTTTGGGTTAATATTATAAAAGTGACCAAGCTTTTTAGACTTTAGGATTACATACTCGCTTAACATAATATGCCCAGTCTCTTCTATTTTAACTTCCCTAGGATTATAAAACTCCATCATCTCAAACAACTTATCTGCACATGTCATGGGGGTTACCTGCCCTCTAAAATAATCAATGACATATATATTATTTTCTTTATCTACTCCAACAACCATAATTACAGTATAGTCAGCCTTGACATTTTCACTTGACGCAGGGTCAACCCCAAAAAACACATTAACAGGGACTTCCTCTTTCTCGCCATCTTTTTCCCTAATAATAAATGAATGATTCTGATTGTAGGCATATATACCTTGCCAATACTGTATATCTCCTTTTTTGAAGACCCTAAAACTATCGTCCATCGGTATATTCTGATATTCCTGATAAAAATAAGCTACGTCGCCCTCTGAAATAAGCCTATCCCTCTCTGCCGTCAGCCATTTATAGCTTCTATACTCAGGCCATAAAACTTTTTTCCCCTTTTTAAGACTTATTTCTTTACCACTAGCAACAAATTCTCCAACCTTAGTATCCTGAAGAATAGCCTGATAAAAAAGAGAATCCCATCCTTTAATTTTTCTAGTCCTATCCTTATTATATGATAGTGGGCCAGCAATTCTATTCAAATAACTCTCTTCATCTACAATGGTTCCTATAAATATCAACCTTGCATCAGCAGAACCTGCAATCACCGCACCATTAAGCCATGAACGGAATTGGTCTCTTAAAGTTTCAGTTGCTGTATTACGCTCGCCTTCCCCGTCATCAATTATTGTAAGGGTTGGTCTGTAAGCACCATATTTAAGGCCCCTAACTTTCTGCCCCGTTCCACGAACCAATACTTTGCACCAGCTGTTCGGGTTGCCCTTCTCATCAAAACCTGTGATAAAGTCTTTTTCTTCTTTTCCCCAAGTTTTCCCTTTTCTGTCTCCAAAAAAATACATGAGTTTTTCATTGTGTTCGATTTCATTCCCTAATGTCTCCAAAAAAAACTTAGACTGTCTTTCAGACTCCGATATGAGTAGTATGAACTTCTCTTCGTCAAATAATATTCGGTGTAGCGGATAGACCAAGTTGATTAATGTTGATTTGGCGTGTCCCCTAGGGGCAACAACTGCCAGTTTCTTTCCTCTCTTTAAGGATAATAGCGTATTAACAATCTCCCTATGAAACGGCGGGCTGGGTTTCCTTATGTGATAATTCATCGGCTGTTCCTCATCGCCTAAGATAAACTTCGCGAAAAAAAATATATCCACATACATTCTTTTTAATAGTACCTCCCGTTCTTCTATGGTGTATTCTAAATTCATTTTTTCTTTTTATTGGACGACCTTTTTTTTCTTTTAGCGCGCTTCTTTTTGTCTAGGGTGTTTACCAACCTTGTAGACCCGTCTGAGAATTTAGACTCTCCCGTACCATAACTTCCAGCCATTATGCTTCTCCTCTGTATCCCGAGAACTCGTTTTCATAAATATTGACCACATCTCTTAAATCGATTAATTCTTCAAGCATATCGACTATAAGTTCAGACACCTCACCGTCAATAGGGTATTTTTTGCCATTCAGCACTAAAAATCCATCCTTTTCAGTTTCAACTTCGACTTTATGCTCAGACTTCGGGACTCTTATCCTCAATAACACTTTTTACACCATTTGATTTAACTTTTGACATTAATTGATTTAATTCTCTATCGCTTAGCTTTTTTCTTACCTCTGCTAATAGTTTTTTATCCCCGTCGGAAATCATGATAATACTTTGGCTAGATGTCTCTTTTTCCTTCACGGCATGGCCTAAAAGGTCAGAAACTCTATTTATAGCATTTAATTTTGTATTGGATTGTGAAGTCCCGTCAATAAGTTCTTTATATTGAGATACCACCCACTCGTCGTCCATCCCTTGTTCAATAAACTTTTCTCTTAGATTCATACTGATTCTCTCCCGAATATACTTCCGTTTTACAAGATTCATCCCCCGCCGAAGCGCCTGCGTTGGATTATTTTCCATAAAAGTACCCATATAAGCACTAATAATGTCTTCAGAATTAAATTGACCGTTTTTATCAACTTCATGATTCATGCAAAGCTTGTCCACAAAGGCGTTTTGCAGAGCAGTAGGCTTTACATTAGTTAAAAGTTTCTTCCCGTGATAGCGTCTATCGTCATAATCTATCTGCTCTGAAGCATAAATATTTTTTTTATAGGTCGGATGCTCCCCAAATCCGCTGCGAAGTAAATAAAATGGTTTTTTATTGGTTTTCGGATGTTTTTTCCTCCTGCCAATAATTTCCATGACTTTTCCATCTGCAGTAACAACCCAATCGCCCTTTTCAGCCCTACGCCAATCAAAAAGGGCATTTATACCCTTTTCCATCGCTTCAGCGACTGTATAGACTAGAAATTTCTTCCCTCTGCAAGTCATTTCCATTCTTTTTTGCCTTTCTCAGCTCTCTCTTGCGCCGTTTATTCTCAATATCTAGCTTTCGTCGTTCCTTTTTCCTCTGTTTGGCACTACGATTCGGCAATTATTTATCAGCCTTCCCTTTGAGGAAATTAATATCATCTGTAATGTCGTTCATTTCTTGAAGAAGCTGTTCGTGTCTCCTATCTCGGGTCTCGTCTGAGCGATTCCACCTATCTATAAGCTTTATACAAATTTGTTCAATTTCATTTAGCTTACCCGTTACTGCTTTCTGCAAAAACCCAAGCATCCCGATAAATAACACGACAACAACTCCGGTTACGCCATATTCTAAAAAAACATCCATCATTTTAAACTAAAAAGGCAGGTTGCCTTCTTTTTTCTCGATTTTAACGCTTTGGTAAGCTTTGCCACTTTTTTGTCCCACTTTATTCCAACATGCTATTGAATACATCTCCCCGTTAATTTTCACCGTGCCTGTATGGTCAGGCGCATCCGGGTTTGTCTTGTTCTCGTTCTCAAAGATTGAGCCAGAGCCTTCTCTTACTTCATAAGCCATAGTATCCCCTTGTTTTAGATGCCCTAACTTACTAATAAGTTATATAAACACACAAGGAACTGTAAGGTTTCTTAATATATTGATAAACGATAAATATATAGCTAGGCCATAGCTAAGCCAATGCGATGGCAATAGCTCTCGATAGCTCTTCTTCTTCATCTTCTTCTTCTACTTCTACTTCAACTATAATACAATATATACAAGGAGAGAGGGGATATATACCCAAAAATAGGGGATTTATTCCAGTTTTATTCTCGTCGAGAAAAGGAGTAAGCCACCTTTCTGAAAACTGTGTAAAATTTTTACGGAGGGTGCATTATAAACGCGCGCCCCCACGCATATTGGTTCGCGTTCCTGATTTGCCGTTGAGTTCGGTTTTCTCTACGCGTTGAGGGGGAAAGTTTCCTCCTCGGTGCTACCTCGGTGCTAGCCCACAATCATGTATTTCTTTCCCGTCGGTAAAGGTTGTTTTTCCTTGCTTTTCACCTCTATTTGTGCCTAATCTTTGCTAGTTCACCGAGGAACGGTGGACATTAACCGACGAACAATAGGAGAACAAATGTTCAAAAATACAAACGTCAACAGCGATAACGTAGTTATCGACCTAAACGACCTATTCCGCAATTCATCCATCGTCAGTGATGGCACTGGAGACCCTTTAGGGTCTGAGCAAATCGTCCAAGATTTCATCTTGGATTACTGTGCTAATACCGACGGCATTAGCGATGAACTCACCAACGCGTACTTGGTCTTTCGGCAGGACTTAGCCGACGAGCTAAGCATGAAAGCCTTTCTCGAAGAGAAAGCGCAAGAAGTTACCGAAGGTACAGAATGCCAGAACTGGGACTCTTCAGAAGAGTGCCGAGACGACTCTTGCCTTCATCACCGAATCCTCGACACTTCGGAGATACTCACCGAGGATGTTCACGACGAGTACCACGACGAGGAACTCGTCCTGTTTGCAAACTTGCCGATGTTGGCAAGATTCTAACTAACTAACGTTAGTTAGCACCGAAAGAGCCTTGGCTCCCCTTCGCGGGGGGTCAGGGCTTTTTTTTTGCCTGTAATTTCCCACCTTCGTCAGCTTTCCCCTCGACAAAAGCAAGCCTATAGCCTCGTTATAGCTAACTTATACACCGAAAGTAGCTTGGCTATTTATCCCTCGTTTAGACACGCACAGAGAGACTTACTTAATTATCCTTTGGTTTTATAGGGAACTATAAACCAAAGGTAATTAATTAAGATGAACCGAAAAATACAAATTTTCCTAACCTTCAATCCCATTCCTTCGCTGATTCTCAGAATCATGGCAGTAGCCTTCGTTACTACGGCATTAGCGACTGGAATGATAACCTATTAACCGAGAGGAAATACAAAAGATGAACAAATTCAAGAAAGCTCTTGATG